GAATGAATCCGTAAAGCTGACCGTTCAAACGGAAGGTCGGCAGGTGTATTGGCGTGCAGTCAGACACGCTTCGATCGATTAACTCGATTGTCTTGTTGACCGCTTCGACCGTCCAGTGTTCGACCACCGCCTTCTTGATTCCTGTGTACGCGCTGATGCGTTCCACTTCGGACTTCGCGTTCATATACGCGATATAGGTCCGGAGCGTGACGTCGTCCAGTGTTTTTGGTATCTCGACTCTCATCTGTATAATTGACTTTTTTGGGTTATATGTTCCCAATGATCTCGATAATCGGAGCACCATCGGTTCCGGTTATCTCTTGCCGCTCGATGTACCCTCGGTTCTTTCCCTGGGTCTTTAAGAAGAATATCGTTGCGGCGACGTTGCCTTCTTTGATTAGCTTGTGAAGCTGGGCCTCGGCGAAGTCGATTGTGACCTCCTTGAGCGAGGATACCTTCGCCTTGTACTCCTCGTCTGTTTGCATCCAGTTGTAATGCGTGTCTCGGTGGATGCCAGTGTTGTGTGCAGCGACGGTAACGACGCCGAGAGCCTTTTCGAGGTTCTCGAGCATCGTTTTCTTGTATGTCGGTATGTCGACCTTGTTCACCGGTGGTTTTTATTTCACGTACTCATTAGAGACATGGTCAAGCACTGCCTCGTTGGATGTAATCAACTTTTGTACTAATGAGGTCAATTTTCCATCTTTTGCTTTACTTGCCAAAGTTTTGAGCTTAAGAATACCTTTGTTAACAACGTCAGTTATTTTGATTATTTCCATTGGATCCATAGCCGCAAGGTGAATCTCCTCGACCTGCTTACTGAGAAGAGCTACGATTTGCTTTTATGTTTTCATGGTTTTATTTTTAATTTTATTATTCTCCGAGATGTCTGTTAAGTGCGCCGTGTGCCTTATCTAAAGCTGTAATCAAGTCCTGCATCTTCTTGTGGCCTCCTTTGCTTGCAAATGCTTTTAAGTCTACAATTCTGTCGTATATTTCGTACATGACCTTTGCTGCAGCATTTGCGTCTTTTATTGCAAGGTTAACATTTTCTTGAGAGAGACGGATCTCTTCGACCTTCTCCTGCATTTTGGTGATGAATTCTGGTTGGTTTTTCATATTATTTGAGTTGTTTAATTAATCGTACTCGTTTGGGCCTCCGCCGTACTGGACGTTTCTTTTCTCCTTTAACCACATCTTCAGGACCTTTTCATAGTCGGATGCGGTTTGATTTTGCTGCACGCCTTTTTTCTTAGCGATGTCGTACAGCTTTTTAGCAAAACTTGACACTTGACTGCTGTCGGTGAAAGTTATTTTTTCAGATCGACTGCGCGTTCTCCCGTCACTAATCCAAAGTGTAAAGTTATCGTCTCCACTTGGTTTGTCCCATCCCGCTCCATTTTTAAGGGTAAAATAAACGTTGTCTGCATCCTTAAAGACTCCGATAGAATACTTGCCGGACTCCTGTTTACGATAACCGGGAGCAGCAGGTAGGTTCTGTTCGTTTCTACCTAAGAGCTGTGCAAGTTCTTTTTTTGACCTCATGGTGTTTTTGTTTTTTATTACCACTGGTAGTTTGCGTTCAAGTGACTTACAAGCTCTTTATTAACGGCTTCCAGTTTTTTTATGATGCTATTTAATTTTGAATCCTCTCGAAGTTTCGCTGATCCTTGCAAGTTGGTAATAGCATTGTCGATATTACCCACAGCTTTACCTGCGCTCATCATTTTGTCCTTTGCCAGGTTAACCTCTTTGACCTGCTTACTGAGAAGCGCTACGATTTCTTTTTGTGTTTTCATGTGGTTATTTAAATATGGTTACTGTCATTTGATACAACTCGCTTCCGGTGCGGTTGCTTGGCTTGAGCGCATAAATCGATGCGTACATGTTCTCGTCGTTTACCAAGCCAGCACTCTTTCCTGTAATTCGTGGAGCGTTAAAGCTGCCAGCATCTTCGTTGGGACCTTGCTCTACAATAACGCTGACACGAACCTCGCCACCTGATTTTGGCAGGCTGAAGCGGTAGAAGTTGTCCTTATCCGATGTAAGCCCCTTCATTCGCGGTGCAATCCCCTTTAGTTGTTTCAAGGCTTCCTTGACAATACTGTCGTTCATCGGTGGGTTCGCGCTGTTGTCTGCCAGAAGCTCGGCAATTTCCTGTTTGGTTCTCATTTCACTTTGGATAATAGTTTTTTTAATGCTGCTGAAGCTTCGTCAATCTCTGATGGTTGTGCTCCTTTGGGTGCATACTTTCCTTTAGTTCTTAGAATATCCTTTTTTAGGAAATCCAACTCCTTAATCAAATCCTTCATCAAACTCGTGTGCGGTTCCATGTACGAGTAATCATTTTCCATTTGAATTTCACGAACTTTTTTGCTAAGCAAGTCAGTCAGTTCTTTCTGGGTTTTCATAACGGTGTTTATAATATAGACCAAAAATGGCATGCTTTTCCCAATCACGCAAGTTAATTCGGATTAGTTTCAAGCACCGCCTTGTTACCTGTTAGGTTCTCCCAGCGCTTGACGATGACGTCACAGTACTTCGGATCCAACTCCATGCTGCAGTTGCGGCGACCCGTCTGTTCGCAGGCTATCATTGTCGACCCGGAACCTCCAAAAAGGTCCAGGACCAGGTTCCCGGCACGTGAACTATTGTTGAGAGCCCGGGCGATGAGTTCGATTGGCTTGGTCGTTGGGTGTAGATCCGATACGTGCGGACGGTCCACTTCCCATACGTCTGATTGCTTACGATCTTCGACGGTCATCAGGCGAGCGGCCTTTTCATTCCAGCCATACCAAATCGGTTCGTACTGGGTGTGGTAGTCCTTGCGGCTGATAACCAGGCGGTCCTTGACCCAGATGATTGTCGATGACCAGTGGAACCCGGCGTTTATCAGATTGGTTTGAAGCGATGGCCATTCCTGAGCGGACATCACCACGTAGATTGGAGCACCAGGCTTTGAGGCAATGGCGAAGCTGGCACAAAAGCCGGAGACGAACTCATCCCACTTGTCGTCCTCCATGTGGTCGTTCATTATGGTTCTCTGCTTCCAGGGTGTCTTTCCTGTTTGACCTCCATAGTTCACGTTCCAAGGTGGGTCGGTAAAGATCAGGTCAGCCAATTCTTTATTCATCAAACGATCGACGTGCTGAGTGTTTGTTGAGTCACCGCAAAGCAATCGGTGCTGGCCAAGTAGGTAAAGGTCGCCTGGCTTGGTGATAGGCTCCTCGGGTACTTCCGGAACCTCGTCTTGATCAATCTCTGCCGTCTTGAACAGGTCCTTTGGAAGGTCCATGCCCCATTCGTCAAGCTCGGCGACGTCCCACTCGTTCGCGAGCATGTCCCAGTCCCAGTCTCCGAAGCCGACGTTGTCTTTGATAATAAACTGGCGCTGTTCGTCTTCGCTCAGGTCGCTGGCCTTAATGACCGGCACCTCCTTGATGCCTGCCTCCTTGCAAGCCTTGAGGCGCATGTTGCCTCCAAGGACAATCATGTCGTCGTTGACAACGATCGGACGCAGTTCGAGCATCTTTGGAAAGGTCCGGATGGATTCCACCAGGCGTTTGAACTTCGCGTCCTTAATAGTTCGCGGGTTGTTTGGGTTCGCTTTGATCTGAGCAAGCGGTGTGAGTGTGCTGTTCATTTGTTACTGTCTTTGTATGATGCGATGCAGATAGCGTAGCGCTGGCTGGCATCGGTGTATTCGCTGAGCATTTTTGAGTCGGACATGCAGCGAGCCATAAAGTCCTCGCGCTTCTCTTCCGGCTTGGGTGTGGGTATTGGCATTATTTACGTTTTTTGGTTTGATTGAACAAGTCCATCAGGGACATCACGATGACGGTTGCGATGGCAATCCACAGGACATATACGATGTAGAGCTTCCACATAACTTTATGCTTTGTATGAGATTAGGGCTTCGACGTACTCATACGGCGCTTTGAGCCGGTGGACGTAACCGTTTGACAATTCAATCATCGTTATATCGTGGATGCCGCTTTCATATACTCCAACGACGTGTTCGAGGCGGAGTGCGATGCGGTGCTCACTGTACTGCTTCGGACGATGGATGGCCAGGTCTCGGAGTACCTTATCTGTTATCTCGTCGTAGTCGATTTCTTGCTTCTCCAGGAGCGAGATGGCAAACAAGGTGTTGTTCTCGATGTATATTTGATGACCGTTGTGTTTCATATCTGAACGTCCTGTTTGTTTCCTATTTGAAGCTGGAGCTCCTTTACTACTGCCCGGACGCATTCGTCGCAGCGTCTCATTGGACGACCACTTGCTCTCTCAAACCACTTCAGCACTTGATTGACCTGGTCACCAGTCAGCTGTCCCTTTGTGGGTAGAGTCTTAATAAACTCCTCCAGCATGTTGGTTTCGGTATCAGTCAAGCGGTACTTACCCCAGCGACCGATTGGGCAGGACTCGAAGCTGAACTTAGTCTTTTCCTTCACATAGCATCCGCAGAGTCTGACCTTCTTCTTGTAGTACTTCACCAGGTTGAATTCTTGTGTCTCGGTGTCGACATCAACCTCTTCCGGATCCACAAGACCGCCATGCGTACCATCTACGAGCCCCTTAAGGCTCATGGGTTTGCCGCAGGTCTCATGCTCGGCGTTGTAAAACTTGCACTTGCCACACTCATTCAGGCGTGCTGTGCGGACCCTCGCAGGGACGTTGAGCTTGAACATTGTCTCGTATTTTTTTAATTGCGTTCTCCACTAATTTATACAATGCCTTTTTTGGTATTCCGGTCTCCTTGGCGACGACGTCATACTTGAAGTCTTGCATGGCGTACAGCCTGAGGACGACCGCATCCAGCTCCGGCATCATTGAGATGTAAGCATCCACATACTCATTGTCGATCCGGGCACCAATCCATGCTTTCTCAGGCTCCATGTTTGAGACGTCTGCCTCGGTGCTCCATTGAGCCGCGAAGCGTTTGTAGGTCTGCGCATACTTTGTGTGCTTGCCTATCTTCATAAGATAGAGCGACCGGTTGACGTACTCGTACAGCTTGCCGCGACTGGCGACCTCTTCGGCTTGAGCGCGATGTTTATCAAATATCTTGAGCAGAGTCTCAGAGAGAAGGTCCTCACCGCGCACCACATCCCTTTCGAGTCGGATGGCGTTCTCCCTCCACTGGGCGAGGTGTCTGTTCACAAGTGTCTCCAATATTTCGCGCTGTTGCACTTTTTAGGCATATCTTCGCAAATGTAATGACGGCGGTAGTGGTTTACCACTTGAGCCGAGTGCAAGTTGTAAACATGACCCTCGAAACATTCATTCTCGACCACTTCGGCACGAAGGAGCTCGCAGCACGTCGGCTCAAGATTGCCCGCTGGACGATGTACCGGTGGCTTAAAGATCCTGATATCATCCAACTCCGGTACTATAAACGTCTCGCCCTTATAACTGAAACCGATGTCAACACTCTCATCACATACGGCGCAGCCACTACTCGACGAGCTGCAATCCCTCGAAAAGGACCAGGCTCAGCGACTACTCACCAGGCTCATGCCGATAGTGTCCAGTAAGTATTACAAGGACATCAACCATGCACTTTTAAAACTTATGCACGACGATGAGGTGACACGGGAAGCTATCGTGCGCACACCAGCCGAGCTCTTTGATATTGCATGCAAGTGTGTGGGTATGGTAACTGGTGTCAAAGACGTAGCCCACAGGCTTGATAAGAAAGCAGACGTGGTTCTGAGTAGATATTACGTGATGTTTGTTATGCTGGAGGAGATGCACCGGTTTGCCTTCATCACATACGGGAAGGTCGGGTCTATGTTTGACAAAAAATTGAACCATGCCAGTGTCATTCACGCCAGGCACATGCTACAAAGCTATCTTGAAAGCGATGAGATGGTTCGCCAGGAGATGGAGGCCATCGCTCGACTACTAACTAAGCACGGACATTGGAGAACGCTTGAGGCTCTTGAGCGCGTGGTCCCCTTGAAAAGTAAACACATAACCCTATGAGCAAATACGAACAGAAGCCGAACACCGGCGTTTTATTCAAGAACAACAGAAAGGAGAAGGAGTCGCATCCAAACTCAAACGGCACCGCTTTAATCGACGGAAAGAGCTACCGGATCAGTGGCTGGACAAAAGAGAAGAACGGAGAGAAGTATCAGTCACTCTCGTTCACCCTTGTCGAGGCTCCGAAGGAAGGAGCTCCGGCACCAGCACCCAAATCTGAAAAGACCGACGACGACGACCTCCCATTCTAATGTCAAAGATCGACTTCCTTCCGAAGCAACTCGAGTGCTTCAGAGCGCTCACTGTCGACTCCCCGGTCGAGTGGGTGCTCTTTGGAGGTGGTCGAGGCGGGGCGAAGTCGTTCACTGGATCCGTCTGGCAAATTTGGCGCAGGTTAAAGTATCCTGGCACGCGTGGACTGATAGGACGTTCCAAGCTCGACACGCTCAAGAAGACAACCTTAAAGACATTTTTTGAAGTTGCCGGCATGTACGGATTGCGAATGGACAAGGATATCACCTTCAATGCGCAGTCGAACGTCATCAGTTTTTCAAATGGGTCCGAGATACTACTCAAGGACCTGTTTGCCTACCCTTCAGACCCGGAGTTCCAACAACTGCAAGGTCTCGAGTTGACGGATGCTTGGATTGACGAAGCCGCCCAGGTTTCGCGTCGTGCTGTTGAGGTCTTAAGCTCCTGCTTCCGTTATCGAATGAAGGAGTACAACCTTGGTCCCAAGATGCTCCTCACCTGCAATCCGCACAAGGGCTGGTTGTATCACGAGTTTTACCTCCCCTGGCGAGACAATATCATTAGCCAAAAGCGAGCCTTTATCCAGTCCCTGGCATCTGAGAACCCTCACCTCCCATCCAGCTATCTTGAAACTTTGGAAAACCTGCACGAGATTGACCGGCAGCGTCTGAAGTATGGAATCTGGGAATACGACGAGAGTGCCGACGGTCTTTTCGGTTATGAAGACATGAGTCATGCTTTTCGGGATGAGCAAATGAAAGGCGATATGTACCTCACTTGCGACGTCGCCAGGCTTGGCAAAGACAGGACGGTTATTGCTGTGTGGCGTGGGCTCCAGTGCCTGGAGATTCATGAACTTAGAAAGCATCGCGTAGATGAAGTGGTGAGAGAAATCAGGACCTTGCAATCCAAACACCAGGTGGAAACCCGAAACGTTGTGGCCGATGCTGACGGAGTTGGCGGAGGTCTTTGCGACGTCCTGCGCTGCCGGGAGTTCATGAACGGATCCAGAGCAGTGCATCCGGAGCGCTTTGTTCACCTGAAAGCTGAGTGCTATTATAAACTGGCCGAGCGTATAGAGGCTCGAGGCATTGTCCTTCCGGTTAGCCACCGTGACACGATTATGCGAGAGCTGGACATGATACGCCGGAAGCGACCCGAAGCCGATGGTAAGCTCTCGGTGTCTTCCAAAGAGGAAATCAGCCGCCAGCATGGTGTCTCACCTGACTACGCTGATGCCATTATGATGCGCATGTTCTTTGAGCTTTACCCGAACTACGGAAAGTACAGTTACGGATAAAAAAAGGGCCCGAAGGCCCTCTGTAACAAGTTACAACCTGTTACAACTTTTTACCAAAGAAACCGAATGCGAGAATATTTGCGACCATTCATTTCTGAAATCAAACCTCCGCGTTTCTCCAGAATCTGAAAGTTCTGTCCGTAGTTGCTGATTTGGTGCCGAAAACGAATCTCCTGAAAACGTTCACTTTTCATGTCGATCCATGTGCGGTCGTAACGATGGCGCAATTCGTCAACAAAGGCAATGCTGTGCTCGCGTAGGCCTTTGTAGATATTTTCACAGACCGGAGCCGGTTCTTCAAAAAGCTGAGTCTGTTGTGAGGCTTTGAGGATTGCACCGACCTCTTCGGCGCTGAGGGTAAGCATAACGCCACCGTCATTTGTTGTTGTGATTTTCATCTGTATGCTGGGTTTTGAGTTATTTGCCAAAGTTCGCCGTTGATGGTTTGTAGGCGTTTGTGGTGTGAGCTTCGCGGGTTTTCGTCACTCAGGAGTTGGATCCGGAGCTTACGGAGGTGCACGATGCGTTCCACCTCGTTTTCTGTGTATATTCTCATGGTGTTAAAATTTGCAATTCACTTTCGACGTCTCGCCAGTACTGGGTCATCTCATGGCCGCAGTGGTTCTGCATCTGCTCAGCAAAGAGGAGCGCGCAGCGCTGGGCGGCTTCTGATCTGTTTCGTCGACCTCGGAGCGACATGTCCGGCACGACTTCACTGAGCATGTCGTAGAACTCGTCGTAGATGTTCAGCGCGTGATCTTTAGCTGTCATGATTCAAAAAAGTATGTTTAATCGAGTTTTTATTGTTATGTAGTATTTCGGGTCAATTTCATAGCCAACTGCATTGTAACCGAGCTTTTTTGCTACAACTAAGGTAGTCCCACTTCCAGCAAAAACGTCGATAATTGTCTCGTTCTCTTTTGCTGTTGTGAGTATTATTCGACGAATAATTTCTTCAGGTATTTGACATGGATGGTCTGTTTTCTCAGCACTAACATTTTTTACTTGATGCACTTGCCACCAGTCGTAAAGTTTTGCTCCAGTTTTACCTTCCTGAATTCTTTTGACAATTCGTTTGTCATTTGGGTTTTTGTATGGTTGGCGTACTTTTGAGAAGTCTGGCTTGCATCCCCACCAGCTTATCAAACGGCTCTGTTTGCCTGTGTTGCTGTTATACACCCAGCACACTACCTGTTCGCATTTTGCCTTAATTGCTTGAGGCAAAATGTTAATTGTCTCTTCCGGATAATGAATTATTACGCAAGGCGTAGGTATTTTAGAGAGCAGTTCTATGTACTCTTGAGTGCTCAACTTGTCATTGTATCCGTCGTAATGATATCCTTGATTATACGGCGGGTCTGTTATAACTAAGCCATTCGGTATAAACTCAGCATCCCGAAAGTCTATGTTTCCTAAAGTGATAGTGCTCATGACTTGCCCTCCTTCTCTTGTGGTCTCCAGTTGACCTGCTCCTTCGCAAGGTTCGCCAGGATTGTCTTGACCAGGATGTCCCGGTGTGCATCGCTGAGCTCGTAGCTCGGATCGATGACGACCTCGTACTTGATGCTGCCGTTTGTGTGTCTGAGAAGCTCGAAGCCGTAGCTCGGCTGCGCTTCGTCTGATAGCGCCAGGGTGATGCTTCCTCGGAAGTGCTCCGTGCGCTTGTGGGGTTTGTTGTCGATTGTGATCATTTATGTATGTTTTAATTGTTTGAGCTTTGCCTTGTAGAGCTTGATCTGCCACTGAATCTCGTCGACTGTTAAGGAGAGCCGTCCATTTTTCGCCTCGTGCAGCGCCTCGTACTCCTTCATTCCAATCCGGAAAATGAGCTTGGCTCCATATTCTATAAGGTTCCCGTGCTTATGCTGGTTGCATTCCACGCACTGTCCATGAACGTTCGACTCGGTAAATCGTAGGTTTGGGTAGCTGCCGACGCTGAAGTAGTGCCCGGCGTCGTACTTGCCTCTCAGAGGCTTGTCGCAGCTGATGCATGTGTACATCTTGTCGCGTTCCCTTATGTAAGCGTTAAAGACCGTCTGCAGCTCCTTCAGGTAGTCCTGCCTGGTCTTGAGCTTTTGGCGCATCTCCTGTATCTTTAGCTTGTTCAGTTTTGCATTCACAACCTTGGCATTGGCCAGGATGCAGCTGACCTTTGTGCAGGTCGCCTGAAGCGTACTCACTGTGGGCGTGAATGGATCTTTGCAGACCTTGCATTTTTTGCGTTTTGCTGTTTTCATGGCTCAATAATGTGTACCAGGTTCATTACGTGCTTTGGTATGCGGGTCAGCTGCCTGCGGTGGTGCTTCCAGAGCGTGGTCACATGTCCGACCTTCTTAGCTGAATGCACAATATGGTAAAGTTCGTTTTTTGAGTTGATGACGTCGTAGCTGCCATCGCTGTTTCGGTATACTTTCATTTTCAAAAAGGTAAAGGTTCGTGTTGGGTTTGATTATTAAATTCGACGTAGCGCATCACACTTGGCAAGAAGCGCATTCGTGCAATACCTGTCGATCCGTTTCTTTGCTTGGCGACGATGTATTCGCCGAGACCTTCGACGCTGTTTCCGGCTTCGTCTGCGGTCACCCCATAATATTCTGGGCGATATAGGAAAACCACAATGTCCGCGTCCTGCTCCAGGCTTCCTGATTCCCGCAGGTCGGAGAGCATCGGTCTTTTTTCGGAGCGTGCTTCGACCGCTCGTGAAAGCTGGCTCAAAGCGATGACCGGAACGTCGCATTCCTTTGCAATCAGCTTCAGGTTCCGGCTGATGAGGCTAAGTTCCTGCTCACGATTCTGTCCTGGCTTCCGAGTTCCAGAACCCAGGAGCTGAACGTAGTCGATGTAAACAATACTGACCGAGTGCTTTTCAACCATGGTCTTTACCCGGGTGCGAAGATCAAAAACCGAAAGGCCAGCGGTGTCGTCGATGTAAATGGGAAGCATATTCAGGTAGTCCTTTTTCGATTGAAAAAGCCGCAACTCGTCGGTGTCAAGTTTGTACTTCATCAGTTTGGATCCGTCAATGCCCGTGAGCATGGCCAGGAGGCGAAGTATAACCTGCGAGCTGGACATCTCCAGGCTGAAAAATGCAACCGGAACCCCGTGCACCGCCATCGAGAGCATTTCGCTTAAGGCCATTGCAGTTTTTCCCATCCCGGGACGTCCTGCCATGTACATCAGGTCGCTTTTTTGATGCCCGCCGATTATCCGGTCAACCGATCCGATGCCGGTAGTTAGGCCGCTGACGCCGTTGGTCGTTGTTTCCCGTGAAATAACCATTTCGGCTATCTTCTCGGTAAGCTCGCTAACGTGCGACATCGTGGTTTTGACCGACTTATTGAAAATTTGCGACATTTGGCCCGTAAACCGATCGTAAATCTCGAAGACGTCCGTAGCACCATCAAAGCTTAGATCGTGCACCTGTGCGCTTATACGTGCGAATTCTCGCTTCATGTAGTGCTCATTCAAAAACAAACACCACTGATCAATATTTGCAGTCGATGCCACCCGGTTGGTGAGGCTTGCGATGTAGGCTGGTCCTCCAGATTGGTCTAAAAGACGCTTTTTGCGTACCGCCTGGGTTACCGTGAGCAGGTCTATTGGAGCGTTTTGGGTATAAAGCTCCGCCATAACTTCAAACACGGTGGCGTTCTTAGGGTCGTAGAATCGCTCCGGAGAAAGGTGAGCCATAACCGAGGTCATGGTTTTACCTTCCAGCAGGATGGCGCCCAGAACCAGTTGCTCAAGCTCGATGTCGTGTGATGGGATGCGTGAAATCATA